TAAGGCTGTGAAGGTTCAAAGGTCTGGTCTTGGGAAAATCGCTCATGCTCGGACTTTCTACAACGGGACGAATGGTTATGTGCGCGAGGGCTTCTATGACAAGCTGATAGAGAAGTCTATGCAAATCTTGAATGGAGAGGTTGATGATTTCAGGTTCTTTCCTTTCATCTGCAAGCTTGATAGTGCGGATGAGGTGGATGACATGAAGAACTGGCCAAAGGCAAATCCGATGTTGGATGAAAGCACTCCTTACGCTAAGAGGTTGCTTGCAAGAACCAAGGCTGACTATGATGATCTTGAGTTGGAACCGTCTGGCCGTCAGGAGTTCATGACTAAACGGATGAACCTTCCTGAAGCAGACCTTGAGAAAGATGTGACTTCTCGAGAAAAATTAGTTGCTTGTTTGCGGTCTCCTGGTATTGACTTGAAAGGTCGGTCATGTGTGGCTGGATTTGACTATGCGAGTATCCGAGACTTTGCGAGTGTTGGTTTGCTCTTCAAAAATGGTGATGAGTTCATCTGGAAGCAACATTCATTTGCACGAAAATCATTTTTAAAAGCTTTTAAGCTGAAAGCCCCTATTCAGGAATGGGCAGATAGAGGCTTATTCACAATTGTGGACAGCCCTAGTATTGACCCTCGTTTATTGGTTGAAAAATTGAACGAATGGAGCAAAGACTATCAGATTGAACTTGTATGTGCTGATGGTTTCAGAATGGACTTGTTAAAACCGCTTTTGGAAGAGGCTGGCTTTGACTATGAGTTCTTGCGCAATCCTGGGGCTATTCAATCTAAGGTTGCGCCAACTATTGAAGATGGATTTGCTAATGAGCGATTTATCTTTGGAAATGACAACTCTATGATCTGGTATACAGATAATACCTACGTCAAAGAGGACAAGGATGGCAATAAGCGTTTCTTGAAGAAAGAGCCTGTCAGAAGAAAGACGGATGGGTTCCATGCCTTAATTGCTGCTCTTTACAAGAGGGAGTTGGTGCAAGAGTCGAACGTTGGGGAATTCCTTGACATGTTAGAGGATTGGGAGTTTTAGGCAATGACATTATTGTAATTGAATGTAGCTCTGTTTTTTGATATTTAGTGCAATATTATTTTGCTAATAGGATTAGGAGATGGACTCATGAACAGGCAGGAACAATTACTTGAATTGGAGAATGAAATAGCTAAAGCAAATAAGGAAATCGGTGATTTAAAATCAGGTATGACTCCTGGTCAGATGATTTCAGTGATTTTTCTTTTTATAAGTATTTTTATGATTTTTATACTTTCTGGTTTTTTTGTTAAATTCTTTGGTCTTATATTAGCTTTTCTGTCCATCTTAGGAATAATTGGTGCTTCTAATCAAAAAAGCGAGAGAGTTAGTTGGTTGGAACAACGTTGTACAGACTTGGAATGTGAAATAGAGAAAAAGAAACAAGAGTGGTTAGAAGAGGATAACAGAAAGCAAGAGGAACTTAAAAAGAATGAGGAGAAAAAACTTTATAAATTTCTTGACGAGGTATTTGTTGTTGGAACTAACTATAGACCAGATAGGAATAAACCGTTTGAAGAATTATTGGAAGTAGACTATTCTACTTATGACGAATATTGGGATACTATCACTACTTCTAATTTTGAATTGGTGGCTGAGCCAGAAAATCAAGTTGATAGCAATGCTATTAAAGTTATTGTTGAAGGTTATTTTATTGGTTATATTTCACGAAAACGTAATAAAATGTTAAAGAAGTACTTGGATAAAAATAACTATATCATAGGTGGTGAAGTCAAAATTTCTGGAGGTATGGGGTATGATATAAATGATCGATTTAAACGGTTACCTATTAGATATGATTTGAATTTAAAAATCAAGAAAAAGGATTAGCAGAAGTAGCATAATATAAGCACTCGAAAGGGTGCTTTTAATTTTGGGCGGGTGGTCGGCAGAAAATAAAAGAAAGGAGGTTGCAACATGGGGTGGCTTGATATTTTCAAAGCTCGGAAGGAAGTGATTACTGGTTTTGATTTTGATGATTTAGAGCGAATTTTTGGGAGTCTTTATCTCAAAAGTTTAGCTGTAGATAAATCAGCTGAATTTGTAGCTCGTATCTTTGCAAAGTCTGAGTTTCGCTACATGGTCAAAAACAAGCACGAACGCTCTAATTGGGATTATCTTTTAAATGTCCGTCCGAATCGCAATGAGTCTGCTTCAGAATTTTGGCAAAAGGTGATTTATCGTCTATTGACGAAAAATGAAGTACTCATTATCTTGTCAGATGATGATCAACTATTAGTCGCCGATAGCTTCACTCGAAAACGATATGCAGTCTATGATGATACTTTTGAAATGGTATCTGTGCGAGACTATACGTTTCAGCGAAAGTTTGCTATGAGTGATGTGATTTTTTTGCAGTATAACAATAATCGACTGCAAGAATACATGAGCGACTTATTTGCAGACTATGAAAAGCTACATAGTCGCTTGGTCGAGGCCTTGGGTCGTAATAATCAGATTCGGGGCATTCTTAACACTAAGACAAACGGTACCTTTAACGAAGAAAGATTTAAGCAGATGAAAGAATATGCTGACGGTCTTTTCAAGTCTTTTACTACAAAGACTGTAGCCATTGTTCCAGCTCAGAATGGTTTTGATTATAACGAATTGACCAATACAGTCGGAACTGCAAATCTGTCCGTTGATGAGTTGAAAAAACTTCGAAGGCAATTTGATGATGAGGTTGCTGATATATTGGGTATTCCAACTGCATTGATGCACGGGGATATGGCTAATCTAGAAAACAGTCAGAAAATGTTTACTAGTTACTGCTATAAATCTCTAGTGAAGAAGGTATCTGACGGGTTAAATCATGCCATGGTTGGTCCTGATGCTTATGCTGGGGAACGTTTCTTTGTCATTATCGGGGAAGGTCAGAGGGATAAGTTTGCTTTGGCTGAAAACATTGATAAGTTAATTTCCTCTGGAGCAATGCTAATCAATGAAGTCCGAGCGGAGCTAGGACTAGAGGCGGTTCCTTGGGGTGACAAACCAGTCATGACTAAAAATTATCAGATTGGTAAGGAAATAGAGAAAGGAGGTAAAAAAGAAGATGAAGGTAATTCCAATTAAAGGAACAATTATCTCAAATAACAGCAAGTGGATCTACGAGTTATTTGAGAGGGAAGCTACTGCACCAAAAGACATTGTATTACCGGAAACTGGAGAAGATGTAGAAATTCATATTAACTCTGGTGGTGGAGATGTCTACGCTGGTAGCGAAATCTACACAGCTTTGCGAGCTTACTCTGGTCGAGTAACTGTCAAAATAGTAGGTATTGCAGCAAGCGCTGCTAGTGTCATTGCTATGGCCGGTGATTCTGTTGAAATCAGCCCAACTGCTCAAATTATGATTCATAATGTATCCTCTGGCGTTTATGGAGATCATAACGCTCTGGAGCATGAGGCAACTGTGCTAAAAGGGTTTAACAAGTCTATTGCGAGTGCTTATGTCCACAAGACAGGAAAAGCTTTGCCTGACTTGTTGGAACTGATGAATCAGACTACTTGGTTTGACGCGGAAGCAGCTGTTGAGAATGGTTTTGCGGATAAGGTGATGTTTGCGCAAGAGGTTGCGCCACTCTTAGTAGCGAGTGAAACGCCAATGATCCCACAAGACTTTATCGAGCGGATGCAGGCTACTATGACTCCTGATGTAGACAAGATTGCTGAGCTAGTGGCTCAAAAACTGGCAGAGCATGAGGCAGAAAAAGTGAAAACCGAAAATAAGAAAGCGGCTGAGCCTAGTGGTTTCGGTCGTTTTGCATTTTAAGAAAGGAAAATTTAAACATGATGAAATTATCAGATGAATTCAAAACAGCTCGTCAGAACTTTCTGGATGCTGTTACAAACAATGAACCTGCTGAAAAGCAAGGAGAACTTTATGAGAAGATGCTTAACGCCATTCTGGACGAAGCAAAGAAATCAGCTCGTGAGGAAGTAGATGGCCTTGTTGCAGTAAGTCCATTTGATGAAAAACTATCTCTTCGTGAACGTGAATTTTTCAACAATTTGGACAAAAAAGCTCCAGGAAAAATTGAAAAGTTCTTCCCGCAAGAAACAGTTGATCGCATCTTTGAAGATATGGTACAAGAACATCCATTGCTTGAACATATTGGACTCCGTAACGGTGGCCCTCGTTTGAAGTTCCTTAGTTCTACTACAACAGGTGTAGCAGTTTGGGGGAAAATCAACGATGAAATCAAGGGTCAATTGACTGCTGGATTCGGTGAAGAAGAAGCTATTCAGAACAAATTGACTGCCTTTGTTGTCCTTCCAAAAGACACAGAAAAGTTCGGACCTGGTTGGCTTCATTCTTTCGTATCTGCTCAGCTTACAGAAGCTTTCGCTGTTGCTCTTGAAGCAGCCTTTTTGAATGGGGATGGAGATGAAAAACCAATCGGTTTGTCCCGTACTTTGACAGGAACGGTTGCGGCAGGGAAAACAACATACAATGCTAAGACATCATCTGGCGATGTAACTCTTGGAGCAAAAGGAAAGACGACTGAAGAAAAAGCTAACATCACGATCAATGAATTCAAAGAAATTTACAAATATCATTCCACTAAAGCAAATGGGAAACCTGTAGTAACTCGTGGAAACATGGTTATCGTTGTAAATACGAGCGATGAACTTGACTTTACAACTCAATTCACCACTCTGAATGGACTTGGTGTATTTGTAACAAATCTTCCATTCAATCCAATTGTAATTCCATCAATTGCTCAAGAAGCAGGTAAAATCACTACTTTTGTGAAAGGCCGTTACGATGCAGTTATTGGTGGTGGAATTGAATTTGATACTTTTGACCAAACTCTTGCTTTTGACGATCTCAATCTTTATACTGGCAAACAATTTGCA